GCAGGGGTAGGGCATGGGCAGCGTTATTGCAGTCGTCCTGCTGATCATCGCTGTTGCGTTTGTTGTGGGCGGTATTGCCGGGGTCGTCCGCTTCGTCCGTCTCCGCCGCTTCCAGCGCTTGGACGCGGACTATCGCGCCGCTGCGCTGGTGTGCAACGCAAAGCGCGAGGTGCGCGCTGCACAACACCGCGAGCGGAGGAAGGTTTGATGATTCTGGAACCTGAGTGTGATTACTGCGGGGCCGATCTTGACCCTGAGCTTGACGAGTGCCCGGAGTGCGGCGTTGAGGACCCGTACAACGGCGAGCCGGTGGCTGACTTTGACGAGTGCCCAGTCTGCCACGAGGTTCTGAGCGAGGACGGCCGCTGCTTGTGGTGCGAAGAGGGCATCGCATGAGTTGCATCAATCGCGACGCGCTCCTGGCCGCTGCTGCGCTTCGTACTGCCGAGGTCGCGCCGGTTCTCTGCGCCGCGAAGTTTCCGAAGGCGAGCGCAGCGAGCCTTGGGCTTGTCCATTCTTCAACAAGTGACACGCGCCTCTGCCGCGTGTCGGTTGAACTCGATAAGAACCGCATCAGGGCGATGCGCCTTCGGAAATCCATCATCACCGGAGCGAGGCTCCATGACGAAGAAGCGCGGAAAGGTTCGGTCCGTGGCGCGTGGTACATGCTTACTGCGACCTACCGAGAGGGAAGTGACGCAAGCCCTTGTGACGTTAGCGAATTGGTTAAACGAATCCGGGGCCATTTCGATCGCTTTAACCGACGAAAGGGGCTCGGGCGTGCGCGCTTGCGTTATCTCTGGGTCGGAGAACTCACTAAGCGATTGCGTCCCCACTATCACCTCTTGATCTGGATTCCGCGCGGGTACTACCTGGGCAAGCCGGACGCGCGCGGCTGGTGGCCGCATGGTATGACCAAGATTGAGAAAGCCCGGAATGCGGTCGGCTATCTCGCGAAGTACGCTTCGAAGTTTTGCGGTGCGATGGCTGAAGCATTTCCGAAGGGCTTTCGCACTCATGGTGTTGGCGGCCTGAGTGAAGAGTCGAAGCGCGAATTGCGGTGGTGGAAGGCTCCGACGGGTGCGCGCGAGGCACTCGGCCCGTTGGCCGATATCCGCAAAGCCTTGGGTGGCTACGTTGACAAACTCACCGGCGAATTCTGGCCCTCGCCGTGGCGGGTTTCGTTTGTTCAGGGCCGGTTGTTTGCATGGAAACTGGAGCGAATCGCATGAACTGCATCATCATCAAGTCGGGCACTGTTACGCCGCGTGTCGTCAAGCGCAAGGACGGGACGCAAGTGATTTTCAAGGAGCAGCGGGCGGCCATTGAAACCGGCGAGGACTTCCCGAGGCCCTTCACCATCAACCTGGGCGACGATCAACCGCCTTACCCGCCGGGCAAGTACCTGTTGGACGTGTCCTCGTTGGAAGTGGGCGACTTCGAGTCGCTCAAGGTCGGCCGCCGCATCCACCTGATTCCGATCCCGACTACGACCGCCAGCGCGGTGAAGGGGTGAGTGATGGCGTACGTGGTCCGCGGTTGTCTTGATCGTGATTTTGACGCTTCGACGGGCACGTGCGCGCAGGAAATTTGGGTTCCTCAGATGCCCAGTCTTCCGGCGCTGAGCATCGAGGAAGCGCAGGCTATCGGCCTTGCGTGCGCGTTGCTCTGGGGCAGCGCGTGGGTTTTTCGCCGGATTCGCAAGTTCGTTGATCAATCGTGAGGAGAAAAAGCAATGCTGAGCAAGTTCAAGAGCAAGCTGTACACCATCGTTCCGTCCGCGTCGCTGGTTCTGGTCGCTCCGGCCGCGTTCGCCAGTGGTGGCGGTGGTGTCGATGTGTCCGGCGTCGTGAGCGCCATTGAAGGTGCCGCGGCTCCGATTGCGGCGATCGGTTCCGCGGTGCTGCTGGTTCTGGTGGGCATCAAGGTCTATAAGTGGGTGCGTCGCGCGATGTAATGTGCCGCTGTAGGCCGGAAGGTTCCCCCTTCCGGCCTTTTTTTCTGGGGATGATGTCATGGAAGGTTGGATCTGGCTTTGCGCGTGGCTGGTTGCTCTTTACATCCTTTTCGATGGTGAGTGATGAGTTTCTCGCGTATGTTCGCTAGTGCGATTTCGCGTCTTGTTGCGTGCGCGTTCGTTTTGATCGCGCTGGCATTTTTCGGCGCTGAAAAGGCATATGCTCGTGATCAGGGCGAGGCATACCTCGAGTGCATGGCTGCTACTCGCGCGATTAATAATCGTCCTGAGTTGCCTTTTTCTCGTTGTGTTCTAGAGGGTCCGTATTATTATCGCGGCCAGCGGTGTGTGACAGAGTCTGGCCCCTGCTATTTGTTCGGTCTGTTTGGTTTTGACGTGGGCAAAACGTGTGACAAGCGCCCCGATTTTGTGACCGAGTTTTATCCGCTGTCGGGTTCGTATTCTTGCAATGCTGGCTGTGTGGTTCATTTTTACAGGAACGGTGACGGTACTAGTACCGCTACGTTTGCTAATTCTTTGGCGTGTGAGGGGCCGGATCCGGACGGGTGTGTTGCGTCTGGCAGAACTTGGAATGCGGTATTGCACGTTTGTGAACCCAATGAGCCGCAATGCCCTGCTGGCCAGACTGTCAACAGTCTCGGTCAATGTGCTCCGGAGCCGTGTCCTGCCGGTAAAGTCTTAGGTCCGGATGGCACGTGTCGCAAGCGCGAGAACGAATGCCCGGCTGGTCAGGTGCGCGGTCCGGACGGAAGCTGTGTTGATAATGAATGTCCCGCCGGTCAGGTGCGCGGCCCGGATGGTACGTGTAAGCGGGATGATGACGGGGATGGCAACGAAGACGGCGCCGACGAAGAGTTTTTCTCTGGCGGCGATGATTGCAGCACGCCTCCCCAGTGCAGCGGTAGTCCGATCTTGTGCGGACAGGCGCGTATTCAATGGCGCATTGATTGCAACACTCGCAAGAATCGCAGCATTAGCGGTGGCACGTGCGGGTCTCCGCCGGTTTGTGTCGGTGAAAAATGCGATGCGCTGGAGTATTCGATGCTGGTGCAGCAGTGGAAGGCAGCGTGCGCGCTGGAAAAGATCGCAGCCGGCGGTGGTGGCGGCGGCGGCGAGGGTGACAATTCGGACCTGATCGAGTTCCTTGGTGGTCCAGGCACGCACGATTCGAACGTGGTTGGTGGCGATACGCTGACCGATGCCGGCCCCGGCGATGATGAATTTGACATTCCCGAGCCTGATTCGAGCGGTTACGGCTACTCGCGGACGTGTCCGACGCCGCCGAGTGTGACGTTGCCGAACGGCGTGGTGGTTAATTTCGATCTTGCGCCGTTGTGCCAGTGGGTGAGTCTGGCGGGTTCTCTCGTGTTGATTCTGGCTGGACTGGTGAGTTTGCGAATCGTTAGCGGGGGGATTGCGTAATGCCTGCAATTCTCGGTTGGATCATTTCTGGCATTACGTCTGCTGTCCTCTGGCTGTTCAAGAATCGCATTGGCCAGATGCTCACGGCTGTTTTGTCCTGGTTTGGTGTTTCACTTGCGAGCTATAAATTTGGCGTTGAGCCGTTCATTGAGCACCTCGAAAATCTCGCAACCTCTGGCATGGGCGGTGGAGATTATGCTGTCGTGGCGCTGCAATGGATGGGCCTCCTCAATTTCGACAAGGCGTTGACTATGATCATTTCCGCGGTGGCGGCCAGGCACGCAATGAATGCTGGCCGGGTGTTCTTCCGCAAGGCGGCAACGGGGGCTTGAAGTGCCTATCGAACTTTTTACCGGTCAGCCCGGCAATGGTAAGACGGCGCTCATGGTTGAGCGTCTCATTGAAGAAGCGAAGAAAGCCGAGCGCCCGATTTTTGCGGTTGGCATTGATGGTTTGCAGCCGGGTTTGGCTACGCCGTTGGACGATGCGCGGGATTGGAACCGCCGTGATCCTCACACAGGACAGTACATTGTCCCTGACGGTTCGCTCGTCTTTGTCGATGAGGCCTGGAAATGGTTTGGTCATCTTCACGATGCGACACGGCAAGCTACGCCTAAGCATGTTCTCGATCTCGCAGAACATCGGCACCGCGGTCTGGATTTTGTGTGGACTACTCAGCAGCCGAATCAGCTTTATCCGTTTGTGCGGGGTCTGATCGGAACGCATCATCATGTTGTGCGCCGGTTCGGAACGCACATGGTTGACGTGTTCACGTGGGGCGAGTTGAACGAAGATATCAAGTCCACCGCGAAGCGTGAGTTGGCTCAGCGGACCACGCGGCTGTTGCCTTCGCATGTGTTTGGCTTTTACAAGTCCGCAGAGGTTCATACGATCAGGCCGCGTATTCCGCTCAAGGTGTTGGCAATTCCTGCGGTGATTGTCGGAGCCGTGGTATCTGGGTGGATTGCGTTTAGCTTCTTGCGTCCGGATGCTGTGGCTAGCAGTGTTTCGGAGGAGGCGGCGAGCGCGGCGTCAGCCGCGCCGCCGCATGCTGCCGTTTCTGTGGGGCAGGGCGGCGGCGGGCGCGGGGCGTGGGCCAGTCTCTCGGATTATGCGACTGCGCATTTGCCGCGGTTTGCCACTATGCCCTGGACTGCTCCGGTGTTCGATGATCGGCGCGTTACTGCCGATCCTCAGTTGTACTGCATGTCTTCGCTCTCCGGCGAAGATGCCAACGGGCAGAAGAGGGAACCGTCTTGCACATGTTTGACGGAGCAGGGCACGCGCTATGAATTGAGTCAGGCCGAGTGCCGCACGGTGGCGCGTCATGGTGCGCCTTATAACCCGTACCGTGAGCGTCAGCGCGATCAGGTGCATCAGGTTGGCCAGGTGCCGCAGGCCGTGGCAGCGTCTACGAGCGGTGCGGGAGTCGTTATTGATGGTGCGGGGCTTGTGCAATGACGTCTGGCGGCCGTGAACTGTTGAAATGGTTGGCGCTGGTTTTGATGACCGGCGACCACGTGAACAAGGTCATGTTCGCTGGCTCGCTACAGTGGCTGTCGGAAGTTGGGCGCGTCGCGTTCCCGGTGTTTGCCGTGGTGCTGGCCTACAACGCCGCGTTGGATACGCGCTCTGGGACTGCTGGCCGGGCGATTCGCCGCTTGCTGGTGGCTGGGGCGATCGTTCAGCCGTTTCACGCGCTGGCGTTCGGTTACTGGCTGCCGGTGAATGTGCTGTTCTCGCTGGCTCTGGGGCTGTACGTCTGTACTGCGCGGAGCGCATGGGCTGCGCTCGTCGCGTGGGCGGTCCTCGGCGTGTTTGTTGATTATCAGTGGATCGGCCCGGCGCTGATGCTCGGTGCGCGTCTGTGGTTCGGCGCCAGGACGTGGACGGGTCACGTCGTTGCTGCCGTGGCGCTGTGTGCTGCATATGGCGCTTTGTGCCTCTACAACGGCAACTACTGGGCGTTGTTGTCGGTGCCGTTGCTGTTCGTGCTAGGGCGTTTGAATGTGCGCGTGCCACGTGTCCGGTGGGCGTTTCTTGGGTACTACGTTGCGCACCTGATCTTGCTGGCTGCTATTGCCTCGACGTAGCGCATCTCTCGCCTGGCACGTTCTCCCAGCCGCCGCCGGGTAGGGGGCGGAAGAGGATTCCATCGATGCACTTCCATCCGTGGCGGTTCGTGCTGTGTTGCTGTGTCGCTTGGCGTTGGGCTGCTTCGCGCTGCGCCCTGATCTGGGCTAGGGTCTGTTGGCGCTGGATCTCCTGAGCCCGGCTCGCATGGGATGTGGCGGGCTCGCTCCGGCTCGGACTTTTGAATCGCGTATGCCATGCGGCTACTGTGTCCGCATAGATACGCCAGCCTCCTAGCAATGCAGCTAATAACGCTACCGCGAGTGCATATATGGCCCAATTTCCGCGCCTGTCCCGCGGCAGTTCGCCTAGATATGGCGGTCGCTCTCGTTCCATGGTGCCCCCCGCTTCTGGGCCCGCAGGTTAGCGACAGGGGGTGTAGGGGGCAATGCCCCCTACGCACGGGCAATGATGAGTTTGGAGCCGCTCCTGGGCGATCCTCGCAACGCACCTGCGGTGCCACGGTTGTGACCCGGTTCCGGGTTCAGGTGTTGATGTATGTCCGGGCGTGCTCACCACCCACCCATGGTGACCCACCTTCGGCGCGTGCGCGCTTGTTGTGCGTCCGTTAGCTGGCGATGGGTCCGATTTCGTTCTGGCGGACGCGGATCACGGTCACCAGCGGTTCTTGCTGCTGGTGCTTGGCCCGGATGTGGGCCAAGCGGGTTTCTGCTTCTTGCCGCCATGCCAGCCCTCGGAGTCGCTCGGGGCTGAATCTGATGCCGTCTGGGCTGACCA